GTGCAACATTTACAGCATCATCATCAGACATAAGATTAAAAGAAGATGTAAAAGATTCTTCCGTTAATGCTTTATCAAAAATTATGCAAATGCAAATTAGAGAATTTAATTGGAAACAAACAGGAGTGCATCAAGAATTAGGATGCGTTGCGGATGAATTAGAGTTAATCGATCCTCTTCTTACTACTGGTGGCGGATATGATGATGATGGTACTATGAATATCAAATCCATTGATACTCTATTATTGAGTGAATATGCAATTAAAGGTATACAAGAATTATACAAGCAAAACAAACATCAACAAAAAAGAATTGAATATCTGGAATCACAACTAAAGAATAAATAAAAATAAAAGGCAATAGACTATATTAAATCTATCACCTTTAGAAATTTATTTTACAGTTATCTTACATTTCACATATTTAGAACCGCTTTTGATTGTAATATATGCAGTTCCTTTCTTTCTTGCTGTAATTATACCTTTGCTATTTACCGTTACAACTTTTTTGTTGTTAGAAAAATAGCTTATTTTGTCTTTGCTATATGACGGAGAAATCTTTGGTTTTAACGTATACTTTTTACCTTGTTTTATTATAATATTCTTTTTTACTCCGTAGATTTTTTGTGTTTTTGCAGGTTTAACAGTAATATTTATTTTTGCTTTTAATCCACTCTTTAATATTAACTCAACCGTTTCTTTTCCGATTTTATTATATGGCTGAATTGTAATTGTATCAGATTTATCTCCTTTTTTAAGACATATGTTTCTTATATAAATACTTCCATTTAAATGAGTTCTGTCAACTACATTATCACCTTTTGCATGTTTAATTTGAAACTTTTTAATTTGATTAGCATACATTGTAACATTAGTAGTTGATGGCTTGCAATATGGTTTGATGGGATTTAATACTTTTCCGCTTATTACAGTTCCACAAATTCTACATTTTTGACAATTTGAATAACCATAATCTTTATATGTTGGTTCTTTGTATTTTATAGTATCAATTCTATGCTTTTCATTTTTGCAATCTTCACAGAATGTTATAGTGGTATTCGATATTTTTAATATACTTTTATTTTTGATAGAACCAGAATATTCAAAACTCTTTGTTAAATCATCATAAAAATATTCAAAATGATACACTCCCTCTGGTTTAGCTGACACAAATACATCACTTGATTCACTCTCTATCATGTCAGTTTTTGGATTGTAAAATAAATAAGTTGCCATATATGAATTGCTAATATTTGAGTTACTATATTTATAAAGAATTCTACCAACATAAGTTTTCTTATCAGGATCAGAATTATCATATGTTCTATTAGCAATTTTAAAACTAATGTTCAATCTATCTCCATATCCCAAAATTGAATCATTATTGATTTTAAAATCTGTGATAACAGGAGGTTGTGGCTTCACCTGATCTTCCTCAATATACTTTCCCTCTTCTGCTGTCCCATTAGAAAAATCACTAGCTGAAACTTTTCCTGCTGTTAATGTCATACACAATAATAGTACCGCCATTAATACAACATATGGTATAAAATGAATACCAATTTTCTTTTTCATTCTCTGTACCTCCCATAGTTTGATATCTTCATTTTACTCTCTTCTGTTGAATGTTGCAATCAAAATTAAGGTATAGAGAAAAGTTAGGAGGTGAAAAATGAAATCATTACGTAGTTTTATGAAATACCTACTACTCTTTACATTCTCTGGATATGTGTATGTATGCTTAGAGCTTATCTTTCGAGGACGTTCCGATATTACTATGATGTTCTGTGCGTCCATTTGTGCCATTCCAATGATTGTTTTAAACAATATTTTTTCTTATGAAACTGATATTTCATTACAAATAGGAATCTGTGCTGTTTTTGCAACTTTAATTGAATATATGTTTGGATTGATTTTTAATCAAGATTATCACATTTGGGATTATAGAAATATGCCTTTTAATATTGACGGTCAAATCTGTTTGCCGTTTACTTTTCTATGGGCGTTTATCGCTGCAATTATCATTCCATTAATGGACTGGATTGACCATTACGTATTTGATTATCTCCCAGATACAAAGCCTTATTATAAATTGTTTGGTCGAGTTATTTGGAAAATGAAATAATTAACCTTGATTGATAATGAACCACTTGTGTTTATCCGTTTTATAAAGTAATCCTATTGTTCTAACAGCATTATCATATTCAATCATGTATTCGCAAGAAAATATAATATCGTGCATTTCACAAATGCACATTTTTGTTGACACCTGTATTCTCTCGTTTTTGTATCTGAAATAAAGAGGTTTGATATTTCCCTCTGAGTCAAAAGATGCAATTACAGCTACAGGTGTTAATTTTTTGTAACTCATAAAAATCTCCTATCCTAAACTTATGTTCGATATTATATACCATTTTAATCAGAACGTCAATTCTGGATAGGTTATCAATATAAAATAGGAGGTCTACATATGGCAGTTATTGATCATATCACAACAAATAATTCAGCAACATATGAAGTTCAAGATACTGTTGCTCGTATAAAAGCAAACAATTTAGAATCAGCAAACTATACAGATATCGGGGGGGGTTCGCAGATGGCAATACTCTTCTAGTCAAAACTAATGATGGAATGAAAAAAGGATATCTTAACAATTTTGCAAATTGGATTTTAGACAAACTTGCTACAAAAGTATACAATCAGTTAGCCACATCAAATAAAACTATGATTGGGGCACTTAATGAATTAGATAGTAAGAAGGCAGTGCCAGGTGAAATTCCTGAGTTCTTCGACAATATTGATAAAATAAATAATACCTCAATTGTAATTGCAACAAATCAAAGTAGCGGCACTCTTCCTAAAAAAATAGGAGGAAATAGGTACGTGATAATTACAGATGCTTTGGTTAACGAAAGTGGACTGATATATGCAGTTCAATTTGCTATCGGCTTCGGATCATCTACTATCGCAATTAGGAATTGCAATTATACAGCTGCTGGAAACGGAAAGTATAGCGAATGGAGATATATTTAATTTCATAATCACTTTACGATTCCAAATTAAATAGTAACCGGCTCAGAGAGTATAACTGGCGTGCATATGACGATATTATCAGTGTCATAAACGCTGAGAAAAGGCTGTTCTGACGCAAGGTTCAAGTGTCTTTTCAGTGGCAACAAATGGAGGGCATTTATATATGATCATATTGTGCGTTCCAAAATCAAAAGATGCCGTTGGCGTATATGTTGACTATTTTAAGCCGACCGTCACTGCATTTCGATATAAAAATGATTAGTTCGAGCTTATTATATAAAAAGAAATTTTCCTCTTCCTAATGAAACAAGTGAGTATTCAAGTAACGTTCAAGAATACAACGAAGAATTAATTGTCAATTTTATAAGCGAATTTTTAAGAATTTATATTAGCTAAAGCTTTCCTTTAGTTAATCAATAAAACGGGCAGGAGAACTTTCTCCTGCCCTACTCTCTTACTTACCCAAGTCTAACAACCTATGCAAGTATGAATCTGTCTGTAACGCATCAGGACTCTCACTGTCATTGACAACTACGAGTTTATTTGCTTCATTTTCAATAATTTGTCTAATGTAATCAAATACATGTAGTGTATGTATGAAGCTTTGCATTTGCTCATATGTAATCATATGGGCTTCATCTGCCATCTCGAATATAAGAATCTTTAGACCTTTTCGATGTTTATACATTTTGACGAACTCATTAATCTTTTGTTCGTCAGACGTATTTAACTCATCTACTACATAGCTTTCTATATGATCAATCCTTATACAGAGCAACTTGATGTAATTTTTAATTTCATATAATGCCATATTTGTCACCTCCTTTCTGGGTAGGAAAATTATACCTGATTGAAAGGTACATTTCATTGATAAAAATTTAGCAAATATGGAAGTATTTGGATGCTATTTTGGATATATTATATAAAATATTACAAACTTTTCATTTATATTGAAATATTTTCATGCAATTATCCAAAATTTTATTTATGTTTTTAATGTTCTATCATTTTATGTTATACTATCAAAAAAATAACATAAGGAGGGATTTCTATATGAGAAAGAGTGTTGGAAAGATTTTGCGAAAATGTCACCTTAATTCAAAATATAAAGGATATCTTTATATTCAAGACAGCGTAGATATTATAGTTAGTTGTATTGAAAATGATAAAACGACATACATAACAAAAGATATCTATCCTGTCATTGCACATAGGTATAATTCAACAATATCTAGCGTTGAAGCTTCAATTCGTCATACAATATACAGATGTTGGGATGGCAATAAATCATATGTGTGTGAAATCCTGGGATATGATGTTTCAAAATGTCCTAGCAATGCAGAGTTCCTAAATGCTCTTGCGTTGTATTCTAACTATAATGATTAAACGAAATATTTTCTCTATAATATGAAAGTAAAATATAAAACAAAATAAGATTTTAAGAGAGTCTTGAGTTATATCAAGGCTCTCTATTTTTATGTAAAGGAGGTTGCCTTAATATATGGCTGAAATTAAAGGAATTGATGTTTCTGCAAATCAAGGAAACATAAATTGGAAAACAGTAGCTAATTATGGAATGGGCTTTGCTATTCTCAGAATTACAGAAAAAGGGAATGTGATTGATCCTACTTTTGAAAGAAATTATAAAGGATGCATTGATAACAAAATTCCTGTTGGAGTTTATAAATATAGCTATGCTACTTCTATCGGGCAGATTAAAACAGAAGCAAATATAGTTATAAAAACTCTTAATAAAAGAAAGCTTGATTATCCTGTTTTTTTGGATATGGAAAATGAATGTCAAGAAAACATACCAAAAAGTACAATGATGCAAATGATTAATGCATTTAGAGCAATTATTATTAAAGCTGGCTATAAGTTTGGAATTTATTGTGGTTATTCTTGGTATCAAAATAAGTTGCCAGATGGTGCTAAAAAATACGATTGTTGGGTTGCTAACTATCCAAAACCTCAATTAGATAATGGAACATTGCAGGAAAGATTAAGAATTCCTGCTTCTACTGGCGTTATTGGTTGGCAATATAGCCCGAAAAGTACCATACCTGGTATCCCAACAAAAGTTGACCGTAGTGTGTTCTATAAAGACTATTCTAAAACTTCTACAAACGCATCTAATAACAATTCAAATAAAACACCACAAGGAGGTGATAATATGTCAAATAATATTGTACAAAATGTAATTAATGATGCAGTTTCTTTTGCTATAGGAATCGCAAATGACAATTCGCATGGTTATAGTCAAGCAGTAAGAAGTCTATATAATATCACAGTTCCTAAGTCATTCGACTGTTCTTCTCTTTGCTGTACATCCTATTATTATGCGTTCTTAAAAAATGGATTAACAGAGCAAGCCAACTATCTTAAATCGCATTGTTCTTATACGGGAAATATGCTTAATATGCTTAATGTAGGATTTGAGATTGTAGCAAGAAATCAAACTGCTCATGCTCAAATGCAGAAAGGCGATCTTGAGTTAAATGAAAATTATCACGTTGCTATGGCAATAGATAGAGATAATATTGTACATGCTCGTTCATCAGAAGGTACGACAAATACTATTGATGATTCTGGTAATGAGATTAGAACTCAACCTTGGTACAATTATTCTCATGGATGGACACATCGCCTTCGTTTTACAGGCAAAGGGCTTAATCTTAATTCTTCTACAAATACTTCCACAACTGTCACAAAAAACTGGATTGAGTATGGTGATAAAGGAAACGACGTTAAGACTCTTCAAACAAAACTTAACAAAGTTGGATATAAGCTTGAAGTCAATGGTATTTGTGGTAATGCAACTGTAGCAGCAATTAAAGATTTCCAGACGAAATACAATCTTGCTGTCGATGGTCAGGCAGGTAAGAATACTATTACTAAGCTCGATTCTGTAATTGCCGCAAAGGAGAATAAGAACTTTAAAGCATTTGTTGGTGCATGTACAACAGATGGTACATCCGTATATCAGAAAGCAACTGGTGCTACTGCTCTTGCTACATATCCGAAGCTTAATCGAGGAAATCTTGTTGATGTTATTGGAATATCTGGATCTCGTTACAAAATTAAAATTGCAAATGCTTACACAGGTTATATTGATAAAGCAAAGATTACACTCCCTGATAAACTGACTAAATCTGAATATCCATATGTCGGAAAATGTGCAGGAAACGATGTAGCTGTACGTAAAGATGCAGGAACTTCTTATTCAAAAATTTCTGGCTACCCAACACTCAATAAAGATAATAAAGTTGATGTTCTTGGAGTTAAAAAAGACAGTTCTGGAAACGAATGGAAACAAGTAAGAATTGCAAATAAATATGTTGGTTATGTATTCGGTAAATACATTACTAGAGTGTAGAAAGGATGAGTGTAGTTGAAAAATGGGGGCTGTAGATGCTTTAAAAGGGATTCATGAGATTGGAGAATATAACGCTCTAATCTCTTTTATTTTGGTAATAATTCTTTGCATTACGTTTTTAGAATTATTGCAAAAAATTAAATCTATTATGGGTATTAAATTCAAAGGAGATTTAGAAAAAGAAACGTTAGATAATAAGATGATAGAATTTGAAACAAGGCTCAAGATGCAAGAAGAAAAGATTCAAAAATATAATGATGATTTATTTGAAAAACAAAAAAAATATCATGCTGAATCTATTGAAATTCGTAATGGTTTAAAACAAGATCAAGATAATTTGAGTGACCAAATTTCAGAGTTAAATCAAATGATGAGTAAGCTTAATAATAATTTTGTTAAAAAAGAAATATCTGATATGCGGACAACACTATTAGATTTTGCAAATGCCATAATGAATGATAGGGATTATAATCGTGAGCAATATGAACATATTCTCGATGTGTATCAAGATTACGAAAATGTCTTAGAAGAAAACCATATGGATAATGGACGTGTTACACGTTCAATGGAGTACGTAAAGAAAAACTATGATTATTTAATAGAACATGGTTTTAAAAAATAATTTAAAGGAGGATTTTTATTATGAGTAAAATTAACTGGACTGTAAGAGCAAAAAACAAAGCATTTTGGGTAGCGCTTATTCCTGCTGTGTTACTTTTAGTGCAGGTTATTGCTGCTGTATTTGGATTTACTATTGATCTTGGTGATCTTGGAAATAAACTACTTGCCGTAGTTAATGCACTTTTCGCAGTGCTTGCAATTCTTGGTGTAGTAACTGATCCTACTACTTCTGGTATTGCAGATAGCGAGCAAGCTCTTACATATACTGAGCCAAAGAAAGATAATATTGAATGATATAATTTTAGGGTATAGCATTTTAGCTATACCCTATTTTTTACGCTTTAAAATTGTATAGTTCCTTAATTTTTTGAGCAGTATTTACATCTCTAAGTTTTTCAATATATGGAATACTTTTTAGTACTTTATTGTTATCAAAATTTTTAGATAATTGATTTATCCTTGATTTATTTATTGGAGTTTGAGTAGATTCTAAATTTAAAAATGCCCATATGATTTTTCGTGCTAAAAACATTTCGTAGGGTTCTATATTATCTCTTACTAATCCATACGATTTTGGCAATCTCATAAACGTGACATTAGTAACATTTATAGCTCGTGCAATTGATGAAAATGTAAGTCTTTGCGGATATTCATCTCTTTGTGATATATACCAATTTTTTACAATGGATTTTACTATATAATAATATTTTTTATCCATTTCAGAATATTTTGTTCCTGTATTTTTATTTGTAATTCTTACTGTATGGATTGGCATACTATTTATTTCTGTTCCATCAATAACAAGATCTTCTGGACTAATATTTAAGTATATGGCAATATAAATTATTAATGCAGTATTTGAATTATTTCCACAAATGATATTTGTAATTTCTGATTCTGTAAATTGATATATTCCATTATAATATTTATTTATATCATTTAATATTGATGATTTTTTACAATATCCTTTTTCATCTATTTTCTTTTTTAAGATATTGCTGACATTAATATCTTCAAAACAAAAATATCTAATTATACTATTTGTGTAAGAAGATATTTTAGCTGTTAAATCAGATGAAGATTTTACTTCTATTTTTTTATTGGAAATAGTTTCTAAAGGAACCAACTGATACGCTCTATTTCTTGATATAGATAAATCGACTTGTACTAAGTTACAAAAATGTAATGGACATACATCTATTATAGGAATTTGATGAATTCTATGCCAATATGAGACTCCATATTTGTTCTTATCCTCTTTTACGCACAAAGGACAATATTTGAGTTTAATGTTATATTTCGATCCTACTCTCAAGTCACCTTCTACTTTTTTGTTGCGATTATACATTTTTTTATATACATTTTTTTTAAAGGATGCTTTTTTGAAAAATATATAAAATGGAAGCAATGTATTTCCTAGTATTATATCCTTATAATCTTTCTTATTTTTTATCGAATTATAGAAGTTATCATTTATATCCCCAATAAATGATATATCGAAATAATTTCTTATTTTTGAATAAACCTGGGATTGTGTTTGTCGTAAAGAAATATTCCCGCTTTCATGATGATATCTGGCAACATAACTATAAAATAATTCATCAGGAAGAAAATCTGGCAAATATGTGATCATATTTTAATCTCCTCAACTTTGCAAACGGTTTTTAACAATGATATCATATCTTTGTTTTTGTTTTTAGATTCTTGTAATAGTAGTTCTAATATATTATCTTTATACTTCGTATCATTAGTATTTTCTATTTCTTTTTTTCTCATTTTATTTTTATTGAAATTAATAATATATTCATTGTTTATATGTGGCTTGATAAATGAAAATCTTTCAGAATACACTTTATCTAATATGTTAATTGTTAAAGATTCAATATTATTAATAATACAAAATTCCTGAGAATCATGTACAAGCTGAATAAGAATTGCAACGATACCATCTGTATAATAATATAACCAGTCTATTATGTCTTTATTTAATTCTGTAATATTTGTTGTAAATTGATATTTCCATATTACACAACATATCTCCTTAAAATTTTCATATGATAGTTTATTATATTTTAGTCCTGTACATCTTCTAGCTAAATACATTTCTTGTGTAAAAAAATCTTCACACTCAGAGATACCAACCATGCATATACTAACTCCACTATTATTAATAAGTTGAGTTAGTGATCGTATCAACATTTTTCCATTTTTAGATATTGCAATATTTTGTATCTCATCTATTATAAGTACCCCAATGTGATTCAAACATAATTGCGCTACTTTACCTATAAGAACATCTATTGTTAATCTTTGTTTTATTGCATGACTATAATTATCTGTTTTAAAAACTTCATCTATTTGTCTAAGAATCTCTAAAAGCATTGATCTCACAGAAGAATCATACGGACATTGCACTGTTAAAAACGGAATAACTTTAGAATACGGATGTTGTATTTCAATAATTTGCGAATTAATTATTTGCTTTATAGCAACATTAATTGCTGTACTTTTACCAATTCCAGAATCTCCTAAGATTGTAAAACTATCAGCTCCACCAATAACCCCATTTTGTAAACTACAATATCTTTGTTTTTGCGCTGCCATTGTACATTTCTTATTTAAAGACTTAATTAATGATAAATATAATTGAACGTAAATTTCAATAGTCATTTTGGTTGGAACATATATGTCATAAATTTTTGATAACTCATTTAATCGAATACATGGATCAAATTTTTTTATATATAAATGATTATATTCAGGATAAATTGACATTTTATGAAGTAAGTAATCACCTGTTAACATTTTATTAAGCCCATCATACATTTTCATTATCTATCTCCTTGTATCATTAGATAATTCTTTTTTTATTTCAAGTGTACGTGTATCCCTTATATATTTTGTATTTACGGGTACAGAATTTCTTTGCTTGACAAGGTTTTTTACATTGTCTATTTCGGAGATTAAATTGATTCTGCTTTGATATTCATTTTCTTGATATGCTTTTAATATTTGTTTTTTCTTTTTTCGTAATTCTTCAATTTCATTTAATGTCTTCCCAGAGTATTCTAATTCAATTAAATTAAATTTTACGTAATCGCCATTTTCTATTAACCAAATAGAATCTATATTGTTAGGATCATATGCTACATTTACTATTTTTCCAGATAAATAATATTCTTTATATGTGTCATTTTTATATCTTATGTTGTTTACTATAAGACCATTTCGTCTAAAAATCCCATTAACCCTTGGTAGTAATGTTAATTTTAATTTATCTCGCTTTACTGGTATTAAGTTAAAATCTTTTTGCGAACTAACAATCCAATTCCATATATCGTTTGAATATGGTGGAACGTTATTCCTTATCATATCCTCTGTATAGCTAAAATTTTTTATTATATACTTGGTATTATAATATAAAATACAATGAAGAATAATTTTTTCAAAATCATCCAATGTTAATTTAGCATCTTTTTTATAATCGTGAGTTCCTCTTTGTAGGTAATCAGTCTCTATGACCCCCATTCCTTTCAATTGTGATTTATATAAATTTTGTATTATATCAAAAAATTTTTCTACTCTACCTTTAAGCTCTGGTCTATATGCCGGAAGGTTGATAATCTTAATTCCTAACTCTGTTAATTGTTCAAATGAAGCCGATACATATTCTTTTCCTTTATCTGTTACCATTGTTCCTGGAATTAATCTATTAATCCATTCATGTTTACCTATGTCAATGCTGAATTTTTTGCATAATACATGTTTATCTGAAACAATGTTTTCCATTAGCCCAGATATAGAATGGATACCTCCTTTCCATGACAAGTTATATCCATAACATAATCCACAATAAGCATCTATGCAAACTGTTAAAATTGGTCTACCTATAATGTTTCCATCTGTATTAATAAGATAGATATCGCAGATAGTTGAATCTAGCATACCAGTTCCTATCGTTGGAGCAAATTCTTTAATCCCATTTCCTAGTAACGGACGATGATTTTTTTGATAATCTTTAATTCCATTTCTGGAAATATAATATGTTTGTAATTTTTTTGTTTTTCTGTAAAAATATCTAAACTGATAAAAAGAGGGATAACTTTCCTGTAATTTATCGTTAATAGTATATTTTTCTTTAAGCATAAATAAATATGCTGTATATAGACTATTTTTTCTTTTGGTATAAAAGAATTTATTTAAAGCCCATCGTATATTCTTTTCATCTTTACTAAGGGTTTTATTTGATATATTCTTTTTAGGTGCTAAAATTGTTTTGTCTTGAAATGCTAAATAATCACATAAATACTTTCTTAAAGTTTGTCCACTAATGTCATTTTGGATGGATATGTTTTTTATTAAAATATTTCTTTTTTTCTTGTTATCTATTTCATAAATTAAAGGTTCTATAATGCCGTATCTAAAATAAATAATGCTTTGGGATCTTGCATCTAACTCATCAATATTATATAAAGTTTTATGACTTATGATAAGTAATTCTTGATCATTACATGGGATATATGATTCTAGCAATTCTATGTTTATCCAATATGGCATGTTGCGTTTAATGCAATTAATCACAAGAGCGTGATTATTTTTGATTGTAATAATTCTAATTATTTCACCATCATTTTTTAGTAAATCATTCTTCAACATTTGTTACAATCCCCCAATCTTCTATTCCGTGATTCAACCAATAATTCCTGCTTATGTCTAACATTTTAATCGTCATAGGTTTATTGAGAAACCTTCTTTCAACACACTCCCGTATAAAAACATCTCCATTTTTTCTTGTGCATAAAAAATCGCTCATATATTCAGTATTACATAAATATACATTACAATGGATCTGTTTAATGCCGTTATCGGAATCTAATTTATCTGCATATTTTGATTGCAAATCACTGTAAAATCTACATACTTCATCCGATTTTGAAAGTATCCTCTTTTCGCATCGTCCCTTATATTTTTGTTTTCGCATATTTTACACCTCTTTTCATTTTCCCAAAAACAAATAAATTTTCCCAAAACCGTTCCCAAAAATAAATTATTTTCCCAAAAACGTAGAAATGGGGGAAATCATAAAAGCCTGTAACCCTATTAAAATCAACCTTTATAAAACATTTGGAGCAATTTTCCCAAAAACGTTCCCAAAAACACTCTATATTATAGGGCAAAATAAATAAGGCTAATTTCTTTGCCCTATTTCATCCTTCTAATATAATAGAATGTTGCTTCCCATATTTTGTGTTTTTCTTTTAAAACAGATATTAAGAGATTTTCACTCATTTTATATATTATTTGATTTTCCCTTGAAATTTTGTACTATATGACACGTTGAAATCACAATTTCATGGCAAAAATCATGTCAAAAATGCCTTTATATTTGCAAATTATGCCACTTTTTGATATAA